TGTTGATGTTAGATCTGCTTTTTTATTTATAAAACTATTTGCCATTAATTTATAAAGAAGTTAAATGCTTCTACCTCGTCTTTTAATTCTTCTTGAAACGTTGTATTTAATTTTTCTACAATCGCATCAAGATCTCTTACTTGTGCCTCAGCTGTTCCTAAATCATATTCAGGTGCAGGTCTCGTTAATACTTGTACTATCTTAGCCATTATATTAATCTATTTTCTACTTGTCTTAATACTTCTTTATCAAATCCATTTAAGTCTACACCTGCATTTGCTAAGAATCCTTTGGCTATACCATCACCATTGTAATCAGCAAACTCAATATCTTTGATAAATATTCTTCTGCCTGTTGTGTCTAGTGAGTATACGACTGGTATCTTATCTATCTTGACAGATATTGGACTATCTTGAACCATGATAAATCTACCATTTTCTTTAACATAGTGACTACCTGCAACAGTGACACCTTTGTAATCATGTATCTCATCAGATGCTTTAAATTGAAATACACCGGTAACCTCACCGCCTTTGGTTTGATCACCAAGTTGTATCTCTTTAATTTTCTTTTCAGAACCATCAGCCATTTGCACAAGAGTATTTGGATCAAAACAAAAGCCACCAAATTTAGATTCTCCGCCGCTATCTTTTTTGCCACCTCCGTTGCCTCCGCTACTACCACCATCTCCACCACCGGTTATATTTTTTAATTCTTCTTCAGCCATTTTAATTTTTTTATCTTTATGAGATTGAGTTACTTTTTTATTTTTCTTCATTTTTTCTATGTAATTTTTTAAAGCTACTTCAGGGTTGTTTGTGCCAAAACCAGATATTACATTCTTACCTGCTAATACTGATTTAGGACCATATTTTAAACCACCAGTGCCTGGATCTCTACCAATAAATCCTGGTCCCATTGCCTCTAAAGCATTTAATTGAGCTGGTAAATTTTTATTATATGTTGGAGAGTCTGGATTAAATGGACTTCTACCAGAAGCAAGAATACCTAGAGGAGATGGAATATTTTTAGCAAACTCATATTGTCTTTGTAATCTATCTCCTAACGTTCCTTGAACTTTAGGTTGAAAAGCTCTTCCAATAGCTGCAAGACCTTTTTGAAAAAAAGAAGGTTCTTCAAAATATTTGCTTGGTGCTACGTAATTATCCGATCCAGGAATATTAGAATCTTTAAAACCAAAACCAAATCTTCGGTCTGCAGGTAAATTTAAAAAATAATCCATGTCACTACCCATGGGGTCGATTCTACCTTTACCTGTTAAAAATGCTGCGGGATTTATATTAAAATTAGTTTGTGGACCTTGATAATCATCATCTAATCCATCACGTGTAAAAGTAGGTTCAAGAGAATCTATGCCAGTTCTTGTTCCACCTTCTCTTTCTGTAATTAGTGGTAAAATACCTGTTCTTTCTTCTACAGGTGTATCCTCTAGTGTTTTAGTGTATATGTTAGAGTCAGATAATAAATATTTTGGATCTATACCAAATAGATCTCTAATAGCTAATTTATTTTCATCAGGAACAACTCTTGATTTACGAATTGGTGTTGCAATACCGCTTTTACTTAATATGCTCATTATCTACGTCCGTCCGGTTGTACATCTAATCTAAAAGTTCCTAATCTCCAACTTTGATTAGTTGATGTGTTTTCTATTTTTAATGATACTGCTCTACCTCTTGCACGAGTATCTACCTTTTGTGTGCTAGATGTTATATCAAATGGTCCAAGTGATGAGCTTGTTCTTGTATCATTTGGAAAGTTTCTTAAATTTAATGTAACTCTTGTTGCACCTGTTTGTGAAATAAAGTCAGGTATAAATCTTCTAACTTTCATTAGAAACTCACCATCTCCTCTAAACGTTGCAATTCCAGTTTGTTGACCAGTTCGTGTTCTTTGAGCTGTTATATCAAAATCTCCAGAAGATATATTTGAAAGTATTGCGGTTGTAGACCCACCTCTAACTTGATCAGTCCCTGTTTCGTGTTGATAGTATGTTGTTCTACCTTCAGTATTTCCTACAACATCAAATGAAGTATCATTTGCTGCATCATATTCTGTTGCATGTGGCGAACCAAAGACAGCAGAGTCTTGCCACATTGTTCTTGCTAATGTGCCTACTGTCCATACAGGTCTTTGTGGTGAAGAGTCAAAATAGTTATATGCAACCATTCTGTTTACAACAGAGGATGAGGAAGTTGGATAAAACCACATGACTTCACCAAAAAGATTATTCAATCCAGCAGATACCATTTGGTTACCAGATTCTAAATTTATATCACTATATACGTGATCCTCTACCAAACAAGGTAGTGATTCTAATTTACCAGCGTATCTAAAAAAACCATTTTCTGACATCCAATAGGCAGAACCATCTACCTCTACACATGCATTCTGTCCAACAAGTCCACAGTTTGTACCCACTTGTGAAAATGCAAATGTAAATGGTTGACCAACAAATCTTTGTGTAAATAGAGCCGTGTCTGTCCAAACATATATTGCATCTCTACCACGAATAGCTCCTCTGATCTGTGATCCGTCGGCCAGTCTTTGTGTACCAGCTGTATTGGTTGCTGTTGGTGTATATGTATTAATATCCTCTTGGTCAGAGAATCTAATAAACATATCATCTTGAGTTCCCGCATCTCCTATTGTCGTTTCTGTTCCATAAAATACTAAGTGTCTATCAGGTGTTGATACAACCATGTGTCTTGATGCAGTTGGTGCACCAGTTATAATTGTTGCTCTTGTTGCTGTTGCATTTGCTAAACTAGAATCCCAAGAAAACACTGCACTGTCATGAATTAAACAAATAGCTTTATCACCAAAATTATCTAGTGACCACATGCCTGGTTCTAATACTAAATCCCCAGATGCAGCCTCGCCCCAACCAACAAAATTTGTTGTACTAGTAATTGTTGCACCTCCACTATGAGATGCTTTTGTGGTTCCGCCTACCTCTCTAGTAACGCCTGTAAGTTCTCCTGTAGCTGCAATACCTGTATAAGATATTTCTTCACTATCTATTTGTAAAAAGTTTGTTCCTGCAGTTGGAAACTGTGAGGCATCTACTAATATAATACCTGTTGTTGCAGTATCCGTAATACCATTTTGTAATGTTGTTGTTGGATTACCAGCGACTGTTCCACCCCAAGACCCTAGTGACCAACCAAAACCTTTTGCCTGCACAGCTGGTCCTACTGGATAATAATGTTGAACTCTTATACCACCTGATGTTGTAGCACCAGATCCTGACTCGTTTGATGGCATAGTAATAGTTATTGTTGTACTTGTAGGAACAGATGTTACCATAAATTTTTTATCGTTAAAATCAGATGCTGCAAAATTAGAATTAGTTATTGTAGAAAAATTATCTAATAATATAATATCGTTTTCAGATATACTGTGTGGACTAGAAAAAGTTATTGTAACTTCATCTGATCCGTTGGTCGTGGTAAATGCACTCGTGAGCGTGGTTGTCGATTTGATTGGATGTATGTCGTAATACACACCTCCAGAGAAAGCATATAAAATTCTATTTGTACCAATAATTGCGTATTTTCTAGCTAAACTATTAACAAAGTGATGTAGACCTCGACCAGCTCCTGTAAGATTACTATCCCCTAATTGCTTCCAACCACCTATTTTTTCTGGAATACCGTAACGAAACCTTACATTATCGCAGTCTGTCCACTGACCCTCTGCTCCTGTGTCTGTAATTTGTTTATTTATACCGGGGGCAAAACCTATTTTTTGTAGCATAATAACCCATTATACCTATTTTGAACTTAATTAATAGATTAAAAGCAGGGAGAGGGTGTGGTGGTGTCTCTCCCTACCAGTCTATTGTATAGACTATTTTGTAGAATTAGTCAACTTTGCACCTTTAAACCACGCAGGTAAACCTATCATAGGTCTTTTATCTAAGGCATTTTCTTTTGCCATTTTAGATCCTGCTTTATTATAATGCAAAAATACTTGACCACAATCTTTACCTGTAAATTCTTCTCTCCAATGTTCTAAATCACACCCAGAATATATTAACATATCACCTGGTTTTAATTTTACCTTAATACCAGCTTGTCCTTTATTACCAGTTGGATCTAAATATATTGGCCAATCATCACCACCTAAATTTAAAGTAGTAGATATTTCACAAGAATATCTATCTTTGTGCCTAGCTAACACATCGCCTTTTTTATAAATTCTAGCATACGAATATGTTTCAGATAATTTTAATCCTGTGTGTTTTTCCATAATAGGTTTTACTTGTTGTAATAAAGTTTCCATAGCAATGTCACCATAATGCGAGTATGTGTTAGGAACCTGTTCATCATTCCACACACCCCAATATTCTGTGAACGGTGATATATATCTAGAATCAAATAATACTTTTGCTACATTTCTTTTATTTAAAAAATATTTATATACAAAACCTGCTAATTCTTTTGATATTGCATTTTTTAAAACACTATATTTATTTTTTTTGAACGACATCTAAAACTCCTTTCGGTATCGCTTGGCAGTTCCAATGTATGAATCTAAACGGTTCATACCCCATATCAACAATATATTGATGTGGCATATAGGATGGAAAAAATATCATTCTACCTGGTTGAACTTTATAATGAATTTGTGAACTTGCATGTGTAATTTTTGATTTATCTTTTTCCGGTAAAAGATTCATAATATTACCTGGTCTAGGATCTTCAAATACTGGTAATGATGTTTTTTCACTTGCTTTTAAAAAATAAAAACCAGATATGTGACCATTCCAATGTGTATGCAACGTATGGTGGCCACCACCTTTTTTAGCAAACTCTTGCACCCACATTTCTGTAGTAAATACTTGAAAATTAGTTAAATCAAAACCCATCTCTCCTAATAAATTATGTGATGTTGCTCCTACATAATCTTGTAACTCTTTAAATTTAGGATCATCAATTAATGATGTTGAATGAAACACGTGACCCATATCACCTTTATCACCAAACTTTTTAGTTCTTTCATTTATAATTGGCTTCATTCTTTTTTGTGAATCTTTTATGTATTTATCAGATGCCTTATTTAATTTTTTAACAAATTTAGGTTCGTCTGCCCACCACACTGGACATTTAAAATATTCTTCTAATTGCAATTGTTTTGGAAAACTCATTTATAAGGCCATCCTAAATTCCAAATAACTAAACTATATCTAGATCCTTTTTTAACTGGACATACTCTGTGCCAAACAAATCCAGGAAATACAACTAAAGATCCTTTAGGTAATATTTCTGTGCATTTTCTAATATTAGGTTTTTTATCTGGATCTAAATTCCTAAAATCAAATTCTAGTTCACCACCTTTATAATCTTTTGGGTCTGATAAAGTAACAGTTACAGATAGTTTTCTAATCTTTCCATGCGAGGGTGTGTTAGGTTGATTATAAGGTTGATCCCAACTATCACAATGCCAATCATAAAATTGACCTTTTTCATATTTTGTAAACTGACAACTTTCCGAAAAATCCCATTGAAAATTCCAACCTGCATTTGCATTCGCTTGATGAACATAAGGTTGTATCTCTTTATAAATCCACCTATCATTCATCCAAACAATATTAGAATCTCTTTTCTGTTTTAAATCTTTTATTTCTTTTTGATTTAAATTTTTATTGCCCATGCCACCAGTGACAGCCATTTGATCAGAAATAGATTTTCCGTATTTAACTATTTCATCACAAATTCTAGCAGGAACTGCTGATTGAAAATACCAATAATGATTTCTTAACTGCATCTTTCTATATCTTTCTTATATTGGTTATTAAGAAATTGTCAATGTTCCAGAAACAGTAAATGTAGCTATCTTATCTCCACCAGGATGTGTAGATGTTGCATTAGTACAAGGTGTAACCGCTAAAGTAAAATCACTAGGAACTCTTGCAACCACGATACCTGATCCTCCTGCTCCTGTTGTTCCTCCACCTGATGAGGATGTCCCTCTAGATGCAGATCCACCGCCACCACCAGTATTAGCTGTACCAGCCGTACCATTAGAACTATTGTTAGCTGCTCCTGGTCCACCTCCACCAGCTCCACCTGGTGCTGGAGATCCTGGAGAGGATTCTGTTCCTCCACCACCACCACCTGCTCTTGTAACATCAGATCCTGTTATTGTATTTGGTGCACCGTCTCCACCTGCTCCTTGTCCATCAGTGTTTCCAGCTTCTAAAGCTCCACCACCTCCACCACCTCTTCTTGGTGATGGTTGACCTGTCCCTCCAGGATTTCCTTCTGGTGGGTCAAATCCTCCTGCATTACCACTTCCAGCAGCTGTAGAACCTTCTGCGGAACCACCTCCCCCAGATCCACCAGGATTAGCACCACCTTTACCACCACCTGTTGATGTAATTGTTGAAAAAGATGAATTGTTTCCAGGAGTATTTGTTCCTCCTCCTGTGGTGCTTGATCCTCCAGCTCCAATTACAACAGAATATTCTCCTAAAGCTAAATCTAAAGCTGTTCCTTGTAAAGGGCTTGGACCATATCCAGACGCTCTGTAACCACCAGCTCCACCACCCTTATAGTGACCACATCCAGCACCGCCACCAGCAACTACTAAGTAGTCAGTTACAGCAAATCTAAATGGCCATGTTCCTTGTTGCTTGGCTTGAAATTGACTTTGCATTGACCACACACCACTTGCTTTACTTAATTCTTTTACGATGACTATTCCTGATCCACCT